AGCCTGAAAAGCCTGCTCGAGGCCGAAATCGATGGAGCGATCGGGTATCTCCAAACGGAGACAACCGAGCAGAGAACCCGGTCACTTGAGTATTACCTTCGTTACCCTTACGGGAACGAGGTAGAGGGTCGAAGCCAGATCGTCACCGGAGAGGTGGCAGAGGTCATTGACGGCGCGATTCCTCAACTGATCCGCATCTTCACCGCCTCGGATGACATCATCCGCTATGAGCCTGTCGGCCCCGGTGATGAGCAAGGCGCGAATCAAGCCACGGACTACTCGAACTGGGTGTTCTACAAGGACAACCCTGGTTTTGCCATCCTGCATGACTGGTTCAAGGATGCGCTGCTCGAGAAGGTTGGTATCGTCAAGGCTTACTGGGATAACAAGATTGATGTTATCAAGGAGACCTACGAGAACCTGAGCGATGCGGAACTTGCGCTTCTACTGCAAGACGGCACTCGGGAGATCATCGAACAAGAGACTTTTGTGACCCAGATCACAAACATCGACGGAACTCCCGCAATCGGGATGGACGGCGTTCAGATCACCCAAGTCTCTTACAACGTCAAAGTAAGAAAGAAGAACCAAGTCGGGCGGGTGGCGATTCAGAACATTCCTCCAGAGGAATTCCTGATCTCCAAGAAGGCCACAACGATCCAGGACTCTCCCTTCGTTGCTCACCGCAGACTGATCCCCCGGTCTGATCTGGTGGCGATGGGCTTCCCGGAAGATGTTGTCCGCGACCTCCCGGCCTACGACGATCTGAGTTTCTCTCCTGAGCGGGTGGCTCGGTACTCTGAAGGCGAGCAACCCAGTCAAGACGAAAGCCTCGACCCGACCATGCAGGATGTTGAGGTGTACGAGTGCTACATCCGTGCAGACCGGGATGGTGACGGTCTGGCCGAGCTTCTCCAGGTTTGGTACTCCGGAAGCGAGATTCTCGAGGAAACGGAAACTGACTACATTCCTTTCCACAGCCTCTGCCCGATCCCTGTTCCGCACAAGTTCTATGGCCTGTCCCTCGCGGATAAGGTGATGGATCTTCAGCTGCAGAAGTCCACGATCACCCGCCAGATGCTGGATAACCTGTATCTGACGAATAACTACCGAGTTGGTGCGGTGGATGGTCAGGTCAACCTGGACGATCTCATCTCTCCCACGCCTGGCGGTGTGATTCGGATGAAGAACCCCAATGCGGTGGTTCCGATGGCGGTTCAGCCTGTGGCGAATCAAGCCTTCCCGATGCTCGAGTATCTGGATGCAGTCCAAGCAAAGCGAACGGGTGTTTCGGATGCCACGCAAGGTCTTGACCCCAATGTCCTCCAGAATGTCACCGCTACCGCTGTGGCTGCGTTCCAGAACGCCTCTGCTGGCAAGATGGAACTCATCGCCAGGAACTTCGCTGAGACCGGGGTGAAGAGTCTGTTCAAGGGCATCCTGCAACTCCTGTGCAAGTACCAAGACAAACCCCGGATCATTCGGATGCGCGGTCAGTACATCCAAATGGATCCCCGTGAGTGGTCGAATCAGTACGATGTGAGCATCTCTGTCGGTCTTGGAACTGGTAACAAGCAAGAGCAGATGGCGATGCTTGCGATGATCCTGGACAAGCAGGAGCGGATTCTTCAGCAGTTTGGCCCTGCCAATCCTTTGGTTACGGTGGGTCAGTACCGCGAGACTCTGGGACGGATGATTGAGGCCGCAGGATTCAAGGACTCGGCGACCTTCTTCAAGCCGATCACGCCTGAGATCGACCAGGCTCTGAGCAATCCTCCTCCGCAGCAACAGCAACCCGATCCTGCCATCCAAGCGATGATGATGCAGGCTCAGGCCCAGTTGGAGATTGACCGCCAGAAGGCTTTAGCCGATATTCAAGCCAAGCGAGAGAAGGCGGCTGCTGAGATTCAACTCGCCCGAGAGAAGGCTGCGGCTGAACTGGAGCTGAAGCGCCAAGAGTTCGAGGCCGAAGTCCAACTCAAGGCAGCAAAGATCGGCGCAGGCATTTCCTCCAATGTAGAGATTCCGGGGTAAATCATGGCAACACAACTCGTGCAAACGAACATTGGGGCTTTGCCTTATGACGCAATCGTCGCGCAGATTAATGCTCGATATGCCGAAGGTAAAACACCCGATCTGGCGGTGAAGTCTGCCCTTCAACTTGGGATTGATCCCGCGATCATCGCGACCCTTCCCGGCGTGGATGCAAGCGCCATGCGTCGAGGGATGCAACTCATCTCCTCTGGAGCATTTGAAGAGTCTGCTACTGGCACTCAAGCCGACATCCAAACGGCTGCCCCAGTTGGTTCTGCTCAATACAACGCTCGGATTGCTGCTGGACTTGACGCTTTTGGATTCCCTGCTGAAGAGGTGCGTAGACTGACTGCCGCCGGACTTTATGGTGCTGGAAAGCAGTTTGATCCTGGTGATACGGGACAGCCCGGACTTCTTTCTGAAGCAGGAGGAGAGCGATTCTCTGGTTTGTTTGAATCTGGTGATGTGCTTGCAAACCGGGCGCAAGAAGTTCTTGCCGCGAGTGGGCGAGCAAACGATCCACGCTTTGCAGACGCAATCGTCGGCAGCTTCACAGAGAACGGCATCACCTACAACGTCCAAGGAGATGGGTCGATTCAAGGATTTATTGAGACCCCGACTGGCGCATACTTGTCTGCTGGGTTCACTCCTACCGGACAACAGGCCACAGAGGAACTCAGCACTCAGTTTGAGCAGACCTCGACAGATCGCCTGCTTGGAACTCTGGCAAACGCCGCCATCGCCGCAGGAACCGCTGCTGGCCTTGGCCCTGCCGGAGTTGGCTTGATGAGCGTCCCTGCTGCCGCCGCGACTGGAGCAGGATTCACGACTTTCGCCAATAGTGGCGATCTCGCCCAAGCTCTCAGGGCTGCGGCATTGGGTGGCGCTACCGCTTTTGGCATAGAGCAGCTCTTCCCAACCGCTATACAAACCGCCGCAAATGCTGCGGTTGATCTTGCTGGTGCTGGCGCATCTCAAGCAGATATCGTCAACGCCTTGGTGGATCAAGGCGTAAGAGCTGGAACCGCTGCTCAGATGGCCGGGGATGCATTGGCAGGCGCGACTGCTCGACAGATTGCAACAGACTTCGCGGGTGCGTCTATCGGCGGGACTGCTGCTGGAGCGACATCACTAGCCCCGAATGTGGTGGAGGTTTTGGGTTCAGCCGCCGCTCCTGGCTTGTTGGCCACCGCTGCGCCTTCATTGGCTGGTGCTGCTGGTGGGTTGCTTGGTACTCAGGTTCCTGCACAGCAAGCCCCCGCTGTAGTGGCACAAACTGTTCCGGTGACATCTTCTGCCGCTCCGGTTGAGTTGCAGTCAATTGCTCCCGCTGCTGTTGGTGGCGCATTGACTCAAACCGTCCCGGTTCAAGCGACAACCGCTCCAACCGGAACACAAGTTGCGGCCCCTGTTGCTGCGGCTACTGGTGGACTGTTGGCTCCTACGCAAACCGTTCCGGTGCAAGCCGCTACAACCCCCGCTCAAACGCAAGCAACCGCCCCAGCCGCTGCTGCTGTGGGTGGTTTATTGACTCCGACGCAGACGGTTCCAGTCCAGGCCACAAATATCCCGGCTCAGACGCAACCAACCGCGCCGACTGCCGCTGCTGTTGGGACACTTACTCCTATGCAGAGTGTGCCGGTTGAGTCTCGCACTATCAAAACCGAGACTCCAAGCATCCTGGCTCCCGCTGCGGCAACCGTAATCACAACTCCTCGCGGAGAGGTTCCGGTCACCACATACGAAGTTCCACGCTCTTCTACAGGCCCAATTGAGGGATCGACCACGGTTAATCCTCTGTTGGCGCTAGGGCTTTTGGGGCTTGCGGGAACTGCTTTGGGCGGTGGTGGATCAACTGCCGCGCCGTTTGACCAAGCGGCTTATGACGCAATCGCTAGAGGTCGCAGCCCTGTTTATCCTCGCGGCCAGTTCACCCCGATATCTCTTGGCGGTTTGCCTGGGATGGGTGGAATGGGTGAAATCGGTGCTTACGATTACTTCGGGCCTTACTATGGCGCGGGTAGATTCGGCGCTCGTCCACAGGCATTTGCTTTGCCAGGACTTCTCGGGCCGAATACTGGACTCATGGCAACTCCTAGCAGGAGCGCAGCGGTTTGAACAAATCAGAACGGGCTAAAACGCTTCTCGGTGACGAATGGTTTACTGGGGAGATTGATTCGATCCGGTCAACACTTATGAGTGTTATTACCAATTCGGATGAGATGGACATAGACATTCGTGAGCGAGCC